TGAGCCAACTCCGTAGAGTATTCAGCTTTCAGAGCTCGAGATTTTGCAGTTACGGAAGTTTTGTCGATGCTGAATGCCATCTCTGCAAACTGATTATTGGTAGCATCGCCCAGAGCTTCTGCCTGTGCAGTTGTCATACCTGTACCAGTTGTCCATGTGCCATCAAAAGGATTGTTCGTTCCGTCTGTTGTAACATGAGCAGTAGCAGAACCATTTGCACCAGCAGCATTACGTCCAGAGAAATCTGTATCAGACTCATCTGCACCTGTACCAGCTGCACCAAATGCTTCAGCACCACCTTGATTGGTGTAACGTGATTTCATTGCAAAGATCAAACCCGTTGGGCCTGTCATTGGCTGAACACCACAAACATCATATGCAATCATTTGAGGCATAGATCGGCGAACCAAAGAAATTAAGATCGGATCCCAATTATCTATTGCACCACCAGTTGCATTAGTAGGAGCTGCTTCTTTAAGAAACTGCTCTTGGTTTTCCAACAAACGTAAAGTAACATCTCTACGATAGTTGTCTTTAATTTCTGGAAGGTCTTTATGCTCCATTACTGGAGCCCACTTCTCAGAAATAGTTTCGGATAAATACATTTTCTTACTCCTTTAATATTTATTTAATTAATTTAAGTTAACGATCACTCATTCCATTATTTTTTTGATAAGTGAGAAATTGCACTCATTACACCATCCATACGACTATCACTTGGCCCAGTTACAACAGGATTGTTGGTGCCTGCAGTTTTCTTGTTATCTACTACTTCTTTTGTGTCTGATTTGAAATAGCTGTTCTTAATAACATTGAGTTTTTCCGCATACTGTTCATCAGTATCGTAGTCAACGTCTTCTGTTAATTCTTTCAGCTTTTCAATATCGGTATCAACCATTCCTTCTGAGACTGTTTTGAAGACTGATGCAGCTTTATATGTATTCAACTCTTTCACGGTTTCCATGTGCTTCTCAGTTTGCTCGTCAAGTTTTGATTCCAATTCGGAAACTTCAACAACAAGGCTTTCAAAAACATCTTCTTTCTCTTCAGGTACATCAATATAATGTTCTACAAACAACTTCTTCAAACCAGAGATAAAACTATCTGTAACTTCGTTACGAACACCAGCTTCAACCATAAGTTTGTTCTCTGTCATCCATTCCTTTGTTGCGTAATTGAGATACTTATCCATGTTTTCAGTCATTTCGTCTTGCATGGCTCCAATACGCTCGTCTTGCTCTTTCTTAGATTCTTCTCGAATCTGTTTTCGGATTTTTGCAATTTTAGATTTTACAGCAGCTTCAAAGATTGTAGCAGCTTTAGATTTGAATTCCTTAGAAAGTTCTTCACCATTAACTAGAGCAGCAACATCTTCCTCTACATTAACTTCGATTTCTTCTTTCTTCTCTTTTTCATCTTTAGCTTCAACTTCCTCTTCTTCCTCTTCGTCTTCTTCTTCTTTAGCTACTTTCTTGCTTTCATCTTTTGAATCTTCTTTATCATCTTCTTTTTTCTTTTTCTTTTCAATTGCCTTTTTCAAAACAGGAGGAAGTTCACCCTCTTCAACTTCTTCTTTATCTTCTTCTTTCTTTACTTCTTTTTCTTTAGATTTTTCTTCCTTCTTTGCTTCTTCTATCTTTTTCTCAATTTCACTATCTTCCATAATTTCTGCTTCTTCAACTTGTCCATTTTCTTTAGCCATCTTAATACTCCTTTGTGATTAGTGTACTATTTATAAGATTATAAATTATCCATAAATTTTTGAAATAATTCAATCTTTTTATTTTCAAGTTTCTTGGATACTGTATTCTTGATTTCATTCCGAATATCATATTCAATTTCACCATTAATACTAAACTCTCGTCCCTCCATAATGCCATTAACAAATGCTTCTGGAGCACTAGGGTCTGAAACAATATCAACGGTAGATAAAACGAAATCCTTTTGAACTTCATTTACACCTGCTTTGTTCTGTTTAACTGATCCAAGTCCTCTTGAACTTACTCCCAAACGTACACCAGACTCTATGAGATTCTTAACGATCTTTCCGTTAGGTGTATTCATAATTTTAGCTTTACCTATGAAGTTTTTACCTTCTTCATAAAGTTCTGTGATAATATGTGAAACCCTGTCAAGATTGATTGTTGGGCCCATTGGATGACCAAGTTCTCCCAATGCTCTTTTCTCTTGTACAAATTTCTTATTATAATTCTTTACTTCTTTTTGTAAGACAGAAAAAGGATATACTCTACCATTCTGATTCTTAATATCAGACTGCATAAAGATACCCTTAATATATTGTTCTTTTGCTTTACCTTCAACAATATACTCGACATCTTGTGAACATTCGGTAATTAATTTCATTCGCTCTCCTTTGTTTCAACCTCTGGGGCCTTATCGTGTGTGACGTATTTAAACCCTTTTTTAAAATCATCTATAGCTTGATGTACTTTGTTTTTCATCATATCAGCAAATTGAACATTAGCTTTTGTAAATTTTTTATCAATAATATTTTTAATTAGATTGGGATTATTATCACTCATTTGTTTTCCTTTCGTTTAACATAAAAGATGCATTATTTATTTGTTCTCTAAGTTCATTTTCATCAACCTGATATTCAATAGATGCTTCTAAGATTGCTTTATTAATTCTCATAACACCATAAGTATCGGTCAACTTAAAAGCATAATAAATTGCTTCATCCATATTTCCAATATTAGGTGAATCAGAAACTATCTTTTTATAATTCTCAATAAAAGCTGATTTAGTTATATTCATAATTACATTGGAGCTGTAGTGTTACCTGTTAAATCTGGATTATATAAAAAGTCATCAGGTGCAACACCAGTTTCTTTCTTAATCTGTGCATCAATCTCTTTTATTTCATCATCTGTTTGTCTTAAAATATTTTTCCTTACCCATTCATCAGAAACATATTTTCCAACATACTCATCAATGCCAGAAAGAATTTCAAACCGTTCCCTCATAACTTCATTTTGTTTTAACTCTGCATAGTGTGAATCTTTAGTCCAAATATATTCTAAAGAATCTTTAATTTCTTGCCAATCTTCCTCTTTGATAATACCTTTGAGTATCAACTGGACTTTAAGTAAATCTGTAAATAGAGATGAGAATCTATGACGAATTCTATTAATAAATTTAGAAAATTTTATTTCATCTCTATTAATTTCAGATGTTCTACCAAGATTGAAAGCAGTTTGTTCTGTACCTTCAATTCTTGAAATAGGAACATTCAAAGATTGATAAAGTTTCTTCCTAAAATATTCTATATCTTCAATCTCTCCAAGATTTGCACCAGACGGAAGTGTACTGATTTCAGTACCTCTACCACCCTCTCGTCTTGGCAACCAGAAATCTTCCAGCATTGACATCTGTTTTTTCTGATCTTCTACTTCCCCTGTGGTTGCATTGTAAACAACTTTTTGTTTATACTTATCCATAACAGAACGTAAGTATTGTTCTGCTTTAACCTTTGGAAGATTACCAACGTCAATATAAAATATTCTACGTTCTGGGGCTCGTGCCAAACGATAGATAACAAGTGAATCCTCAATCATCCTTAATTGGTTATAAGGTTTGATTGCTTTATAAAGATACCCGATAACAACTTGTTTCTCTGCATCAATCACGCCAGAATGAACATAAGAAACAGCATCAACCGAAACTTTAACTTCCTCACTAAATTTTCCTTGAGGTAGATACTGTCCTGTTTGTTGGTCTGGTTTATAAATAAAATATTCTTCAATCTTTTTTATAAACTCAACATTTGATACTGGGTCTTTTTCTCTTTGTATTTCTCTTACTTTTTTGATGTCAAGAGCATCAACTGGAATCAAAGCTTTGATTCCGTCTTTTGGTTTATCTGTATCTACAATAATATGATGATAAATTTTTCCATCAACATACCATTTCTTAAACAAGTCACAACCTGTTTTATTGAAATCCAAAAGTTTTACTATCTTTTTAAACTCATCACTTATTTTCGTTTTTATAGATTCACTAAGATCAACTGCATCTAAAGAAATTGCAATAGATGATTTGCCAGTCTCATGTAAAACAGATTCATTAACAACATCTGCAATAGCCAAGTCCACTTCTTGTGTCATTGACATCTCACGATACTTTTGAATTAAAAGATTTTCATCTTTTGCATCAATGTCCGTGTTTAAATAAGTTCCAACAAACCCACCACCTTCGACATATGTAATCGCACCGTCATCGTTCTCTGGTGTTATAAATGTGCCAACGTCTTTCTTAGGTTTCTTTGAAAGTGTGAATCCGAATATATCGAATGCCATAAAATATTACCTTTACTTATATTAAAATGAAGGGGGAGCGAACTCCCCCTTGTCAAAATTAGAAGTTGAAACCAACCTGTACTGGGCCAACATTAATATTTCCACCAACGGAAATATCAATACCAGAACCACTTTGAGCACCATCACCAGCCATACTATCAATTGTGAAGTAATTGACTGCGAAAGTTATTTCAAACTCTTCAACGCTATCTGGTGTATCAGCATCAAGAGTGATAGCTGCTGCATTTGTTGGAAAAACTTCCATTCGATAAGTACGCAGAATGTTATTTTGTCTATCCAACTGTGAAACAGAAGCTTGACCATAGTAACCAAGATCGTTACTATCAAAATCAGAATAGTTAGCAGTATGTGCTTGAATTCTTGCCATCCATGCTTCAACTGCTGAACGATTCTGCCAAGCAGTATCATTCAGTAATGTGACATTCCAATCTTCAAATATTCTGTCTCCAGGCACTTGAAGTTTTCGTCCACGATAAGGAACTTCAATTTTCCCAACTGTAGAAGCAGGTATTGTTGTTGCTTTACACAAAAACTCCATATCCTGAAAAAACTCTGGTGCGCCATTAATTTGTACTCTAAATAAATTAGGTCTTACTCCACCTTTAAACCTTGCTGCAAAATCGCTAATTGTAGGCATTTTCTTGTTACTCCTTTAATTTATGTATGTATTTATAATACTTTAACCGCCGATTTCTGAAAAAGATACGTCAGTTCGTGCAGCAATAAAGTTAAGTTGAATGAAGTTAATAGACCTTGCTGGTTTGATATAAATATCCCCAACAAAATTATTAGTATCAATAACTTGACCAGTATTATTAGAACTATCACAAACTACCTTAAAGTCAGTAATACCCCTTCGACCTTGAACATCTCTCAAAAATGGAGAAACGATATTTACAAACTGTGCTCGTGTGAATTCGTCATTGAACTCAAACAACAATGCTTTAGCAGCAATTGCGATTGCTTTCTCAAGAACGATAAACAGTCTACGAACATTGATGCGGTCAAATGCACTAGGTAGAACTTGCATAGTTTTATCACCGAAAAGAAGTACACCAGCACCTCTTGGGGTGATTAGTGGATTAACACCAATTTGATACATTACGTCACGGTTGGCTTTGTTTGCTTCCCATGAAAGTTTTACGATATTCTTAATTGTTCCTCGGTTGTAACCAGCAGGTGACCACCAAGCATCATTCGTGAAATCAGTTCTTGCACAAAGACCAGCAATGTCACCGTTCATTGGAACGTATGTGAATACATCGTTATATCGGTCATACTGATATTTCCATGCACCATCCATAATTGCATAACTTGAAGAACCAAGTGCTGTGTTATCTGTCTCAAGTGCTGCAACCGCTGCACTATTAGAAGCAGGATTAACAACTGAAGCACGATTTGGAGATACAAGTGCTACGCAGTCTTTACGAACTGAAGTAATATTGTCGATGATGTAACGGCCAACTGTGGTATTACCAGCACCTGCCATTACCAAAGTAACGTCAACAACTTCTGGTTCTTTGTAAAGATCATATGCTTCTGTCAATTCACCGATTGATAAATCGTTATCGTCAACACCACCTGCTAATGAACCACCAGGCAATGTTTGTGATGCTGTTGCACTATTGAACGACTTATATGTAGAACCTGCTTTCAATGCACCAACATTTGCACCCGCACCTGTTGAGTTTGCAGATAACTGAGTAGCTGCACCCAACCAACAATAAGATGATTGTGTTCGTAGTACGTTTAAAACGTAGTTTGAACCACCATCAATTTTCTTTGCATCTTTTGCTTTACTTACATGAGCATGACGTTCCAAAACTTCACCTGGCTCGTTAGTAAACAAACCATCTTCGTCAATAACCATTACATGAAGTTCATCATTGTTTCTGGTTATAGGCTCATCTTTAACTACCTTAGTAGCTACGATTGTTTTTGGAGTTCCTGTTCCACTACTTACAATGTTACCACCAGCTGTGGTAAACCTTCCATTTGTAGGTGTATATGCAACCATTGTTCCACCTGCTGCATATCCGCCAGGAATTGCAACAACTGTACCAGTTGCACTTGTAGTAGCTTGAGTAATTGTATCACCAACAACATACGCTTCTGCTGTTGCAGTATGCACTAGGTAATCTGTGTTTACACCATCCCAACCGTTTGCACGAGCAACGTCTGAGGACGTTGATGGTCTTCGGTCAAAGGCAGCTTTAAATTTATTTTGAAGTTCTAAATCTGTACCAGCGTAATCTGTTTTATCCCAACCATGTGAATCTATTGCATGAACCTTGAGTGAGTTTCCTTTTGCGCCAGGATACTTTGCAAGAAATAGTTGATCGGTAAATGCAGCGATATCACTATCGTAGTCTTCAATGTTTTGAACAACAGTAGGTGTACCAGCATCACCATCACCTGTTACTGCGTTTCGTGCAGATGCACCAACATTTCTAACAACGATCAAGTTGTTTGTGTATGCGAGATAATTTGCGGCAACATGAAATGATTCTACAACCATTGCTGTTCCGTTTTCGTCTTTTGGTTCACCAAATATTCTTACTAAATCATTTTCGGTTGTTACGGTCTGTCTTTCCAGAACTGGGCCCCATTGGAAACTTCCACCAATAGCACCAATACTCGTAGCAACATTAGGTACAACAGTTGTTAAGTCTCTTTCTGTAACAACGATGCCCGGGCTGACTTGAAATGGCATTTGTTTTCTCCTTTACAATTAATTACATTTTTTATATTAATATATTTTCATCAATTGCATAATTTAATTATTCTAAGAAATCGTTTCCCATACTGTCCCATCAGCATCAACTTCATACTCTTTCTGATTTAAACCATTATTAATATGTCCGAATGGTACTGTAAAATCTTCAATATTTTGTAACTGATTTTGATATAAGTTTTCTCTTATGTTTTGACTATGTAAATCTTTAAAATATTGTTGGTCTACTAACCATGCAAACAATACTAACGTCATAGCTAAATCATCATTAGCTCCATCGTCTGCTGAAAAGGAATCACCAGAAGAAACAAATGTTGTCAGTTCGGAAATCATATCATAGTCGGGTATAAGAAGTTTATCCTCTTCTAACAAGGATTTTAAATTTGAACATCCGAGCTTTTTCATAGCTCTTGTTGTTCTTACTCCAAACGAGGAATCCTTCTTTACACCACCACTTAATTGTTGTCCATGTCTCCCATACCATGATGTTGAATATAAAAATTCATACTCTAAATCATGGTGAAGAACATCAGCAACTTGTGAACCAATGTCGTTTATCTCTACTAAAATATAAGCATCATTATATCTCTTTCCAACTATATTTATAATATTAGGAAAGTGTAGGGGTGCAACAAGGTTATTTTTGTATTTTGCAACTACTTTATAGGGTATTTCTGTGGTATCAAACACACTAAAGGCAGAAAAATCTATTCCTTGACCCCTTGCAACGTCCACCGTCATAACATACGAGGCATTTGGAACAGGCTCTTCATATACATCTAAACTATCTCTGGAAAATAAAGGTGATTTGAAAGATAACTCTTGTAATTTCTCTGTGGATACTAGAGTATTACTAGAACCTAGAAAATCTGCTTCATATTCTTGACGAAATCCATCTTCCCCAATAGTTCCCACAATTTTCTTTTTCCATGCTTCATCACGGCCGGGAACATTAGACCAATGAACTCTAAATGGAAAAAAGGAATTATTTCCATTCTCTGCGTCATTCCAGAATTTGTAAAAGAGATTGAAACCATTAGGTGTGGATACTATAATAACTTTGGTTTCTTTACCAGATGAAATTGTAGGATATACTGATTTGATAAACTCAGTTGCAATGTGTCTATGAACGTGAGCAAACTCATCCAGAAGAATACAAGAAAATGAAAATCCACGAATTGCTGAAGATGATGTTGAAGAAGCAATTATCTTACTTCCATTCTCCAGCTCCATAGAACCTTTATTCCATTCTCTCAAACCTTGTTGGAGAAATTTGGGGAGATGTTGATATGATGTTTGAATCCTTCCTAATATTTCTCTAGCTGTAATAGCCTTATTAGCAAGTATTCCTATTACCTTCTCTTTGTTAAAAAGAGCGTAATGTAATATCCAACCGATAGTAGTTGTAGTTTTACCAACCTGCCTACCAGTTTTTACAATAACATTTCTATTATCAGTTATTGTCTCTACTAACTTTTTCTGAAAATCATACATCTTAAAAGGAATAAGTCCTTCATCAACGTGTACGATTTGCACATAATTTTCTAAAAAATAGATCGGATCATTAGCACATTTGATATACTCTTCAATCTCTTTTTTAGTAAATTTATGTGCAACATCCAAGCCTTTAAGAAGACTATTACCTAAATATGATTCTACCATATTACTTTTTCTTTTTCATTTCTAAAAGTTCTTGAAGTTCCTTAGTACTTCCAACGAACAAATTATTTTCGTTCTTTACTGGAGCCTTTTTATCTTCAACTTCTTTTTTAGTTTTTTGTAGAACTAAAAGTTCTTTAGTTGTTGCTGTTAATGAATTTATTAATTGAGTTGCAACTTCAAATGCTCTAGGTTGTTCACCCTCTTTTGCAATAGTTAAGAGTTCTTCTAGGGCATCATTACCTTTTTCAATCAATGTTTGATACTGATCTCTTGAAAATTGATAATCATTTGTTAAGTCATCACTACTATTAACAAGTGGTTTTAGTTCTCTTTTTTCTTCTGGTTCAGCAATATCAATAATATCATCAGCAATATCTAAAACATTATTTAATTTTTTTATTGTATCTTTCTTCAAAAATATTTTCCTTTATTCCCAAAACAACCAAATAATACCCATTAAAAAAATAATCCATCCCATGACTATCAATTTTGTTCTTTTATCCATCGGTTTTAACTTTTCTCTATCTTTTGCCACTCTAGTATAATGATCTTCGCAATTACCCCATCCCATAATTGACCTCCAATCAGATATAATATACTCCATTTGATTAAAATTCGTAGTGGTCAAGAATGATTGATAACAACTTTGACGCTGCAAATATTGATATCAATATCCAAAACGCTTTATTCAAAGTTCTCATAAGTTAATTAAAATTAGTTACTGTTGTTGTAAAACCAAAATCATCATCAGGATCAGCTGTAATTGGGTTTGGTTTTACATCAACATTAGTATCTATTGCATCATTAAAGTTTGCTCCAACATTTGTATCTACTTCTCTAATAATACCTTGATCCTGTGATGGCCCATAAAGATAGGCCTGTACCGTAAAAGTTAAAGTATGAATTAATGCTCGTCTTGTAATAAAATCACCTTCATAAGTATCTTCCGTATTCATTGCAGTTAATACAATTGGTATATCTCTTTTAACTCCAAGTGTTGACATTTCATTTAATGTAACATGATACTCTGGTGTAAAATATGGTAAAATCTGTTCTAGTATCTGAGCTCCGTCATCACTATTCTTAACCATGATAGACAAGTCAATATCAAAGTTATATGGTACTGGCACATAACCAGTTACTACTGTGGTTGTACTTGCATCCAAGTTTGCTGTTGCTGTTGCACCCGAACCACCACCACCTGTAAAAGAAACATTGGGTCTTGTTTTATATCCTGACCCTGGCGTATCAAGTGTAACACTAACAACTTTATCTGCATTTGTTTCTGTACCAAGAACTGCTGTAGCTGTTGCAACCACGCCCCCAGTTGGAGTTTGAAACACAACTGTAGGTGCAGAGGTATAACCACTACCACCATTTGTAAGCCTGACACTATCAATAGTTCCTAGAGGTTTTGCTTCCCTCATTCGTTTTTTCGTTTGCAACTTTCTAGTTGCATCGTATACCATTGTTGTAATTTCAAATGACATTCTCGGCAAAGTCAATGTTGACTTTTTAGAATCACGATTAAGTTGACCTTGTTCTAGTATGGTTAAGTATTTTTGAGCAGGGCCATATGCAATAGGAACTTTAAATTGTTTTTTAACTTGTCCAGCTGTTGTTGTTCTCTTTATAGTAATATCATTAAATACTGTACCAAACAAAACAATTACATTTCTTATATTTTTATTGTAAAAATATCTTCCAAACATTATAAGTCTCCCTCACTCCACGGATCAATCTCACTAAAATCTAAAATATTATCTCCATCTGTTTCGTAAATCTTATTATCTGAATATTCAGAAGCTTCCATTTTTTGATCGTCAATCGCTATAAGATTTCTTGTTGCTGTAGATTTAACACCTACAACATTAACACCAGTAGCAAAGTCACCAGAAACATTATAAATTTTTAATATATCACCAGTATTTGTAGCACTTCCACCACCAACGATTGCAGTTGCTGTAGCATTTACTAAACTTGCACCTTGATAAATTTGTTCATCAACTTTATAATCAATACCACCAACTGCTACTGTTAGTTCCATATCAATTGCATGAGCTTTTTCATATGCGTCAAATATATCAGCTGTTGCAGTACCTTCTGGTAATGCAAACTCTTCCTCACTAAAGATGAATTTCTCACAAGTTAATTCAAATACAGTATTCTTACCTAATGGATAAAAAGGTTTTTCATCTTCAACAAATCTAATTTCAAATAAATTTCTGTCAATAGGGAAATATATTAAATCACCTTCCCTCGGAGCTGCCAATGCTGTTTCTTTAAAGAATCGTTCTTTGTTTACTATCATATTTAGTTCGTCTTGAATATCAAGACCAAACTTGGTTGCAACATCTCCCGCACCCTCAAAACCTTCTGGTGTATTTACATACATTTCGATTTCAACAGCAGATTCAAACCTAGATAAAGCATCTTCGTTAAGTACGTCATCCACCTTAACCGCTGTTCTTGCTAAATATAAAACATCAACACCACTCATTTGAATTACTTCTCTTGTTAAATTATTAAGTAATTCTTGCTGTGGAAATGAATTAAAATTTTTAAAATAACTATTAGTGGTCATATTAACCTACATTAAAGTCTATTGGTAATTCGTATTGTAAACTTACCTGTTCTTCTATCGTTCTTATTTCTTCAACAGCTTCATCATAAATTGTTTTACCATCAAGCGTGATACCGCCGGGTAATACAACCCCTGCAAACTTTTTCAAGTTTTCACCCCATTGTCTTTTAATTAAAGCAGTTGCATACCTTTTCAAAAACATATCATTATAAACCTCTGGATATGTTGCAGGGTTTAATGCCTGATAGGCTTCAATAATTAATATATCACCTACACTAAATTTATCATTCCAATCAGTTTCTAAATAAACCCGATTTTGTTTTCTGTTGAAAAGCATTGTTGGTGCAATAGAAAATAATTCTTCAACTAATGAAAAATTTTGTTGTGTCATTTCCCATTGTATTAAAGAAGAACCAGTAAAACTATTTAAATCATTCAACCTTAATTGATATTCTTCATTGAAGAAACCACCTTGAAATGAATCAAAACTTGGAATGGGTAATACCCTAACAACACTAATAATCGGATCAGCTGCAGGAATATATTCATTAGTAATATCAGTTGCAGTAATAGCGTGTTTTGTAAACACTTTCTCTACACCGTCAAAATGATATTCTTGAAAGTATTCTAAAGCATCATCAATTCTTTCTTCAAGTTGATCCTCATCTATATTGATTTCTACAACAGGCTGTCCTAATCGTCTTAAACAATAATCTATTAGTCCTTGTCTTGTAGTTACGGCTGCCATACTATTATCCTTTTATTATTGTGGAGTAATTCCCATAGACTCAACTTGCTTCAAGATATTTTGTTTATCTTCCTCTGCAATTTGAACTCTTGCTTCTAATTGAACAATAATACCATTTGCATCATTAACTTTAGCTTGAAGAATATTAATAATCTTCTGAGCATAGTTAAGTTGTCCTTGAACTTGCTCAACTGTTACCTCTGGATCAACTGGTGCTGGTTTAGCAAGTGGTATTTTTTTTGTTTTCTTTTTTGGTTTTTCTACTACTTCTCCTGCTTCAACAAATCCATCTTCCTCTGTCATTTCATAAACTCCTATATAGAATTATTTAAATTATTATTTACCTCTGGTTCTTCTTTTCGGCTCATCTGCTCTTTCAATACGGTTCTCATCGACATCTAATCCAAACTTAGTGCGTACCATAGTATCCAACTTTAAAATATCAGTTTGTAAAACACGAATACGATCTATAAGTTGAATTATTATGTCTGTTTGATACCCAATCTTTCCTGTAAGTGAATCTTGAAGCCATTTCACAATTTTCCAAAAACCCCACCCAATCAATATCAAACCAACAATCGGAACGCCTAACTTTTCAATTAGGTCGGCAGTTTGGTCTAATTGCATTTCTTACCTACCTTGTAATATGTATACTCCTGAAAAAAATAAAAGGGGACTGAGGACAAGGCCTCAATCCCCCTTTGTTAACTTCTATAGATAAATTATGATACTCAGTATTTCTAAACTAACTTAGAATGTACCACCATCAACAGAATCAGACCATTCGGGGCCACCAGCACCAACTTGTAATTTCTGACCAGCAGAACCAATAGCAAGAATTGTCATATCAGCTGTACCAGCACCAACTACTAAACCTTTAGCTGTAACTGCTTGAAGTCCAGTACCACCGAGGGTTACAGGCATTTCACTTGCAACTGCCATTGTTCCACTACTAACGGAAAGAACACCAGTTGAACCAGAGAAGTCCTGTCCTGTACCACCAAACTCTGTAGGAACAGCAGTACCATTCCATACACCAGTTGTAATCGTACCAACACCAGTAATAGCAGTTTGTGAAGCAGTTGTCAATGTACCAGCAATATTGCCAAAGTTAGCATTAATGCGTGTACCATTGTATGTTTCGTTAGTTGCTGTAGCAGCTGTCCAACCCGTGAACTCACCAGTATTTTCATCCCAACCAAAGAAACCAACTTTTGCAGCACCATCATTGTATTTGAATTCCATGCCACGGTCTTTGTTATCGTCCGAAGCATTTTGTCCAATACTAAAGATAGGGTCAGCAATACTTACAACAGTTGAATCAACAGTTGTAGTTGTACCATTAACTATTAAGTTACCTGTAATTGTTACATTGTTTGGAAGTCCAATCTGTGCAGCTGCACCTTCCGCACCAGAACCGTTTGTAACTTCAATTTCATTTGCTGTACCAGTAATGGTGCCTATATAGTTACCAGTTGTATCTGTGCCTAAGGCAATTGAGTTTGCATTAACACCTGTTACAGTAGCAACACCGTCTTTATCAATAAGAAGATCACCAGATATAATTTTATTATCCCAAGAATTTGTTCCATCATAGAATAATACATGACCAGCAGCAGGGCCGGAAATGTTTGTATCAGATGCTTGAGCGATAGCAACTGTACCACCAGCAACTGCTGTTTGTACGAATGCTGTTGTTGCAATTTGAGTTGTGTTTGTTGCTGCGCCAGCAGTAGGTGCTGTTGGAGTACCTGTCAAAGCAGGACTTGCCAACAATTCTGTCCCCCAACCTGGCCCACCAACTTTTCGCACAGCTGCGCCAGCACCAGTCATGTCACCGATATATAGAATACCAGCTGCACCACCCGTGCCATGGTCAACCCATGCCAACTCACCTTTTGCCAAAGTGCCTGGGGCTGAATTAGCAGAAGATCGTTTTATTTGAATAGTATTAGCCATTAATTTTTCCTCTTAAATATTTTTTTGTTCGGTTTAATCAATTAAAATCATTACAATAATACTATAAAAATCACGACCTACTCCATGTCATTATAAAATGAAAACCACTCCTAAAAAACTTTTTAGAATACACCACCATCATTATCATTGATGATTGAGGCATCAATAGGAGCAAACTTTCCTGTTAATGCGTCGTATACTAAAACATCGTTATCGTTTAATCCAGTTTTATCTACATCTTTTAAATCTACTAAAAAATCTTGTGACGTTCCACCACCACTAGCAGGATTTGCACTAGTAGTTAATAATGGTGAAGTTGTAAAAATCGGATTACCATTATTACTATTTATTTTAATTGGCATTATGCTGTTACCTCTGGTTTAACAGTAAATACACCTTCTATAACTCGTTCCTTTACACCTGTAGCAGTAGTAGTTAACTCTACATCATAGACATATTTACCATTCTTCAATAAACTAGTTTGAGCATTAGTCAATGATAAAGTAATAAGTCCTGTAGCTGCATCATTAATCACTATATTTACACTAGCCTTTGGTGAAACAGATTTAAAATGTCTTCTTAATTCTGAAGAAAGAGTATGACCAGTTATATCACGATTTGTAGTACCATCTGCTTGTAACAGATTAAGATTTGCTTCCCAATCCTGTCCAGCATTAACATTTTGATTCCATACGGTTGCGGGCATATTTTTATCCTAGTGCTATAGCCATTGTTACTGGACTTGTTGCTGCTGTTGATTGTGTTGTTCCATCTGCAAATGTAATTTTATTTCCAGAAGTGATATGAATTCCATCACCCTTTATCTGTATAACGGATGTACTTGAACCAGCTTCTTGAACATGAAATTCTAAGATTGCATCCTCTGTAGTTGCAGATGCATCTGTAATTTTACTGGTTATCTTTGCAAATATAACCTTATCACTATTATCGTTTTCCCCTTGAAACTTTATTTCACCGATATCATCTGAATCAAATGGTGAAAAAGAATTTCTATATAAATCTATAGCAGGGCCAGCAGTAGCACCAGTATCATCTGAAATTAATTCAAGTGATGACTTACCAGATGTCACCTCTGCAACTGTTACAATACTATTATCTGATTTTCTTGTGTATAGTTTCTGGTCATCAACATTCATGCATATTTCACCTACTGCTAAATTACTTATTGTAGGTACTGTCCCAGCACTTTCACTTCTTTTTATTTTTATTACATTAGCCATAATTTTTTATTTTAATTTATAACCAAACAGGTGGCTGAGAATCACGGAGAATATGTTCTTCAGTTATAATAAATTCGTCAAACTTTGGTTTATACTTTTCGTAAAACTCCTCTGTACAATTCATATTCATAAAAAACCCATGATAGTGTTTTGCATGAGTTTTTATTTTTCCATTAGGTAAATATACAGCAGGTGCTCTTAATAATTTGCCAAAAGGATAAATATCAAAATCAGGTGTACTAATACACCATTGGGGCCTCTTAGTATATATATTCTTTTAGTTCAACATAAACAAATGTTCCATCATAAGTATTTCACCGTTTACACATCCTAAAAGAAATTCTTTTCTCATTGTATCTCCTATTACTTATAAGATTATTTATAATTAACCGAGAGCAATTGCCATCGTTACAGCTGTTGGATCAACTTCAACCGTTACAGGTGTTGCCCATTGTCCATCACCTCGTAGAAATGTAGTATTACTAGCAGTTCCAGATGCTGCCAACATTGTTGGTGTAACAACC